ACATAAAACGACATTCTGAACGTGAATCTTTCCTTGAACCTTTTGTTTGATTGAAGGTCCGTGTTGTTCTCGATATCCGTGACCGTTTTAATACGGAAAAGAGTGTTTACTTCGTTATAAAAGAAATCTTTAAGCGCGCCTTTGATTGAAAGCGCCAAGTCGAAAGCGCCGTCGCCGAAACAGTCGAATTGAACGGTATAAACGCGCTCCTGCGAATACTCTTGACTGATTGTCTGCGTCTGCTCGTTATAGGCAGACGTTCTGACCGACGAAAGGCCGACGTCTTCGATCGGCAGGATATTGAGGGAACAAAAGTCTCCGGTCGGAAGTGGGACGGTCGAAAGATACGGGTCGACGAATTGAACGCCGGCGGGAGCGTGCGCTTGGATATAGTCGAATATATCAGACCGTTTCATTTCCGCTCCCCGCTTCCATCAAATAGGCGTAGCCTTCGCGCCATCCGTTCTGTATCCAGTCGCTTTTCGCAACGACTTTGTATTTGTCGCCGTTTTCCGTAGTGAACTCATCCGCTCCGAGTAGCCGGAGTTCGTCAATCTGCGTGATGTCAGCGGAAATGAAAATCCTGTAATACTGATATGACGTAATGTCGAAGCCTAGCTGCTGGATTTCCTGCGTGTCCGCCGGCTGGATTTTCCCGTTTAAAACGAGCGTTGTCGTCGTTTCTTTCGGCTTCCTCGCTTCCGGTGACCATGAAACCGTCTTCTTTGTAAACGTCAGCGTCTGCCACGGATTAAGCACCGCCAGCGCGTCGGCGACGACTTTGTGTAAATTCAATCCTTCAATCACTTCGAGACCTCATAAGAAGTTGCCCGTTTCATAGCGCCCGTATCAATCAACGTATGCGTCGAGCCTTTGTTTCTCACGGTGCTTTGAGCGTTGGCCGGAGGAATGTTCGCGTCGATTGAACGGACGATATCGTTTCGCATTTCCTCGCCGACGCGCGTCAACGCCTGCGAAAGATCGCGCCCCTTGTCAAGTTCGGCGTTTAAGATGGTTTCCCATTTTCTTTCGTTTTTCATGGCGTTCGTTAAAAACGGACGCGGCGGGATAAACCCGCCGTTTTCGATCGTTCCGTATTCTTGGACGAGCGCATTTTCTGCGAACTCAAAGCCGTTCGGATATGCTTTGCCTTCAAAATATCCGGCCTTTACCGATGACGCACCCGTAAGCGCCCCGGCGGTTTCGGCTATCATTTCGTCGATTTCGCGGATGTCAATGTTGCAATCGAAGTCCGCCATTTCGCAATCCTCCCGTTCCGTAGTAAGGGACGGGGCTTTCGTCTTTTTCCGGCAAAGGCGGTTGGACTTGCTGTAAAATCTGAATTAACTCCAAGCCGTATTCCGTCCGACCGAGCGACCAGTCCCGAATAGTATTGAACGGCGCAGCCTGAAAGCCTGCGGAAACGCTCCCCTCCGTCGCGCTGGTCAATCGCCCGCCCTGTTTGGACGGGTTCTTCATAAGAAAAAGGACGTGTGCCGTTGCCAGATAAACGCCCCGCGTCTGAAGTGCAAGAGTAAGATTGATTTCGCCTTCGACGTTCGATATAAAACCGATAACGCGCCCTTGTACCCCTTCCAGATCGTTCTGCGTAAAATTGTATTTGACCAGTTCAGGAAACATGGCGTTGAATTGTTCAAGCAACGGCACGATCATTGTTTTACGCCCCTTGTTCTTTTTTCGCTTTTTCCGCTGAATAAATCAAATCCAGCAATTCATTTTTCCGGCAGTTTTTCCGGTACGGAATCCCATTTTCGTCTGCGTATGCGGCGAGCTGTTTTAGCGTCAGTCCTTCAAATTCAAGAGCCAGCGCTTCGTCGAGCGTCATCTGCTTTCCGTTGTCGATGGCTTCGGAAAAATCCAATTCTTTGTTTTCCGCTTTCGCGTTTTCCTCTTTACCCTGCCATACAAAACATCCGGCTGGATTTTTGTCAGAAAAGCGTCGTTTATCGAAAAATCCTTTGTATTTTGAATATAAAACTTCCCACGTCTCTTCTTTGATATCGTTTATTGCTCTGTTGCCGACGAGCAAAACCTTTTCTTTTCCGATTTTAAAGACGATATTTTGCGTGCTTTTGTTAATTACGATCATTGTTTTACGCTCCTTTAAAAAAAACAGGGGACGAATTAACGTCCCCTGCTTTCCCGTTTTGTAGGATTAAACACCTGTCACACGGGTGATCAGCATCGGAACTTGAACGACGCAACCGGACGTCGCCGCAGAGATTTTCTGCGAAACGACGCTGTCTTTCTGGAAAATCGGATAGGCGCGCGCCATTTCGACGTAGCTGTTCAAGATCGTGGCGTTGCCGTCGGCTTCGATGACCAGATAGAAGACGTTGGCGTCGGAGTTCGCGGACGCCAGCTGCGGAACGCTGATGATTTCAACGGATTCGCCGAAGTTTTCGCGAATCTTCTTCACGGCGGAAAGACCGTAGCTGTTCGTACGCTTCAAAGCGGCGTCACAAGCCGGGCAGACCAGCAATTTCAGCTTTTTGCCCTTCGCCAGCAATTCGCCGGCGATGCCTTTCGACTTTTGTTGCAGATCGGCGTAAGCGTCGGAAATATCGTTCGCGATTTCTTCCGGCGTCTTATCCGACCATTCCGTATTTCCACCGGCACCGGCGGCCGCGGCGATATACGGGTCGAGATTCGGATCGTTCAACAGACCGTAAACCGGAGCGGCCAGGCCTTTGTATTTCATGCCGCTGAAGAAGATTTCGTTTCGGCTGATGTTCAAAGCGCGCATGGCGGCTTCGGCTTTATCCGCGCGGGCGTTTTCTTGGAACGCGCCGACGGTCGCTTCTTCGCGGTCGTTCACGCGCCAGCCGGCACGGTAATAGTACGCGCCGCGTTGAACGTTCTCATAGTTGACGTTCGCCGTCAGGCCGTCATCTTCCTGTCCGTCGTCAGGGGACGTCGTGCCGAGAAACTCTTTGACCTTGATGTTGACAATTTCGTCACCCCAGTTGCCGTTCTTTTCCGGCGTGGCGATGGCGTCCGAAGTCTGCGGAGCGACCAAGACTTCGACCGCTTTCGGCCGGATGTAAGTCAAAGCGCCCAGCGGAGCGTTAATGTTCGGCGTCGTGATGGCGTTGCCGTCATTGTACGCGCGGATGATTCCGCGCTCATTCATGGCGCGGTAAAAGTCCAAATTCACCTTGTCGGCGATCGACTTGGAATTGTTCGTTTTGAATTTAGCCATTGTTTTACCCTCACTGGATTATTTGTGAATTTCGGCAATGCCGTTGACGTCGGACGCGGTTTCGACAACCCATCCGGAGGCGATGAAGGCGTTTTTACCGTCCACGGCGACGCCCGTTCCAAGAGCGGTTTCAACCGTCCCCGTGCTGGTCAGAGCGACATTAGAAGACGCGCCGGTCGTAGCGCTGGTAAAGACCAGATCGCCGCTCGACGCCGCGCAATCGGCAACACCCGTCAAAGCCGTGTCGAAGACAGACGCAACGTCCGACAAGCTGGTTGCCGAACTGAAATCAAGCCCCGTCAAGGCGTGCTCTACGCCGTCGACAACAAAAGTAGCTGTGCCAGCGGAAATGCTCGTGAATTCGGTATAGTCGACGTCTTCAAACGTCAGCGTTCCCGCAGTCGCGCTCGTGGCGTTCGCACCGGCGCCCAGATCGCCAGTCAGCGGATCGACAAGGACCTTGTCGCCTTTGGCGGCCGTTCCGGTTTTCGCAAAGAAATATCCGTCCAGATAGACGGCGACTTCTTCGCCTTCGTTGATCGTCATCGTGTTGCCGCCTGTCAGGTTCGCCTGATAGCGCTGTAATGCGGCAAAACCGATCGGGGAAGTTCCGGCAAGCGCCGTTCCTTTAACCTGTTCGGGTGACGTTCCCGCGAAAGCAAACGCGCCTTCCTTCAAATCGTGGCCTTCAACGATTTTCGGCAAGTGATGATCGGGCAAAGCCCGCGACTTCTGCCCCGGCTTGCCGACAGCCTGCGAAACATAAGCTTTTTTCTGAAAACCCATTGTTTTCTACTCCCTTTAATTAAACATTGATTTCGACTTCGTCTTCCGCGACCGTGTCGGACGTGGAGGGCGTGAAAGAGTTATCGACGCGGACGCTTTTCAGCGTTTCGCAAATCGCCGCCAGTTCCGCAACGGAGCGGTTCGACGTTTCGATCTTCCGCGACTTTAAGGCGTGTTCGTAGATCTGGCGAACAGATAAGCCGATCGCGGGGAAGTCTTCGCCGGTCAACGCCACAGCGGAATTGTAGGCGCGGCGCAAAGCGGCGTTGTTTTCCGCCATTTCCTTTTTCAGGGCGCTGATCAGCATAGCGGCGTTTTCTGCTTTCTGCTTCGGCTGTTCTTCGACTTCGCCTGACGGTTTGCCCGAGACGTCTTCGTTTTCGGTCGTTTCGGCGGGCGTATCCTCGTTTTCCGTCCCGCATTCGTTATCGGCCGTTCCGGCTTCGGACTTGTCGTAAGACAGTTTTTCGGCCAGACCGATGACGGTGCGGATGATTTCCTCGTCCAGACCTTTATCTTTCAGGATGCCGCCGATTTCGTCGATGACGGCGCGTTTGTCAATTTCGCCGTCGTTTTCAGAAATCGAACCGTCCTGATGAGCTTCTTCCTGCTGTTCTTCGGCAAAGAATTTCGCAAGATCAATCTTCTTCCCGTCGACCAGCAAGGCGATTTCATTTTTCGTTTTCATTGTATCAACCTCATTGTTGTTAAAAACACGAACCCCCGAACCGCACCTTCCACGCTCAACAAGTGCGACGTGATTCCCCGTTATATTGACGGCCACGAAATCAGCCTGCCCCGTATCGTCCAAGCGGAGATCGTGGCTATAACTGGCCGACAGTTCTTCAACACCTTCTTTAAGATGTTCAAGAATTCCTTTTCCGGTGAATTTAAGCGGAACCAACAACTTTCCGTCGTTGTCGACGTAAGCCCCGGAACCCGTCGTTCCTTCTTGATATTTTTTAGCGTCGCCGTCGTCCAATCCGCCCGAAAGCCATTTATGACCGTCGACGATCGGCAAAAGTTCAAAAGACTGCGCGGCTTTTTCCAGTTCTTCGCGCGGGATTCGGACTTTGTAAATTTTATCAGGCTCGATTTTTACGCCGGCGACTTCTTCGACACCGAACTCTTTGCCGAGGTATTGCAGAACGTCGGTCGAAAGAATCGGCGACTTGTCCACCGTTAAAAAGCCGTTGTCGTCATAAGAGCGGTGCGACGCTTCGTTGTTTATCCTCGTCCTGTATTGAAGCATTGCATTTATTCCTTCACTATCTTATAGCACTCATCCGACGGCGACCATTGCGCGCGGTATCCGTCCGCGATAAAGACGCTCAAAGCCGTGCATCGGCAGTTTACGCGTTGCGCCGGCAATCCCCGGTTTCCGTAGCTGTCAATGATCGGATAGCGTTCCGGTTCGTCGTACCGGTAAATATTCCCGTCGAGCTGCTTATGACCGCCGTATCCGGTTGAAACGCGTTCGTCCTTCGACGTTGACCATTCAAAGTATTCGGCGCCGGCAGACCGCTGCATCATAACGTTGACAGCTTCCGTCGCTTTGGCCGTCTGGTCTCGCGCAATCCGTTTTATGCGGTTTTCGGCGATTTCGTGCTGATCATATAAAGCGTGTTCTATATCCGCCCATCCCTGACCGGTCGTCATTGCGTCCGTGACGATGTTTTGCACGTTGTCGATGACCTGCGAGGCCGTGTTTCGTAAAAGCTCCACGTTCCGGCGTATGATGATTTTCAGCATTTCGTCATAGCGGTCCGAGTTGTATCGGATAGCCAGCTTTAAGCCGAAAAAACGTTCGAGGACGCTTTGGACGTTCTTTTTCGCCATTTTCCCGACTTTACCGACATAACGAATTGCGATCTGTTCGGCCTTGTTCGTAAACAGATCCATCTGACGCCCTCGGATAGAACGGAAAGCCGACGCGACTTTCGCAGGGCTTTTAATCACGCGGGGCGGGAGTTCGTCCCCCGCCGCGTTCGCCGTGTAAATCGTCGCGTAATGCTTTTTGACTTCGCGGATCGACGCGTTCAGGAAAGCTTCAAGCAACGCCGTTGCGGACTTTCTGTAATAGATGTCAGCGGCCTTGTTTGAATTGATGGGCGACATGGTCGCGTATCCGCCGAGCATTTTGGCGCGCCGGTTATACCATAGCGCCTTCTTTTCCGTCATTTTCGTCGGCATCGTTCCACGTTTCCCCGTTGTCCGTCGATACTTTCAAAACGAAGTTGTCGACCGTGAAAATTTCGTTTGACGTGTTGATTCTTTCGTTTGACGATTCTCCGCTTTCGTCGTCATAAATCGTCATATCGTTCGGTCCGAAGTAGTGACCTTTGAACGGGTGACTTTC